ATTGCTGAACCATCGAAGGAAGCAAACTGAGTGATGCCAGAGGGGGCAGAACGTCTGTGGTACATCTCAGAACCCACCTGCAAGTGAGCGTTATCTAGGACACTTTCAGGGACGCTGGCAGATGCGCTGCCAATGTACGAGTCCACTAGATCGAACGCTGTTGCAAGGCAGGTAGTGAGGAAGTCAGTGTCTGTGCTGCTAGCCCCTACATAAGCCTTGAGGTCATCTACCGTCACCATGGTTAGGCCACTGTTACCTTGACGATTGCCTCTGGCATTGGGCCTGCGAATGCCGCATAGCCATAAACGCTGAAGTCTCTGGTCAATGAAGTGATGTTGTCATTAGACAAGCGGAATGGTGCGCCGCCTGACTCGTAGGTGACGAAGCCTTCTGGGGATGCAATGAAGCAATCTCCTGCTGACAGTGCTGGGTCAACGATCATTGGGAGGCCACCAACGTTTGCCTGAAGGCTTGGAACGTTTGATGTGCCAATGCCGTTGACGTTGCCGCCAACAATTGGTCTGTCTGAGGAGTCAAAGATTGTGACTGCCTTCTTATAGACCTCTGGGCTAGCCAAGATGAATTCTGGACGTAGGCCAGTGTTCTCGTAGATGCTGATTGCAGAGTCTGCAATTGCCTCTGTCCATCCCTTGGCTGTGGCTGCAGCAGATGCTGTGCCTGTGCCTGTGAGGGCCTTGAGTGCGGCGATTGCCTGAGCGTTGACGTACTTGCTATAGGCAATTGCCATTGCGCGGAAGGCAACGTCTAGGTAGTTGACGCTAGAGCGTTCGATTACCTGACGGCTTAGGCTTGTGTAGCCTCCGAAGGTCTTAACTGGTGAAGTCTTTGACTCAAGTTCAATTCCTCCGTAGATGAGGGTGTTGCCTTCTGCAGCCTGTGTGGATGCAGACATGGTGTTTGTCTTGACTTGAGGCCACTCAACGTTCATTCCCTCTGCAGGGAGTCCTGAACGACGGAATGCGTTTACTGTTGGTCGCCCAAGGTCAACGATTCTGATTACGTCGGATACCCAGGCATCCTTAACGATGCTGTCTGAGAGGTTCTGTCCTGAGTAGGTGCGGTTGGCAAGTTCTACTGCCTTCTCGTCACCATTCACAACAGCCTGAACGAAGTGACCAAATGAGCGATAGAGGGGCATGGCGTTTGCTGGCATAGCGTCTGTGGCTACTACCAATCTGCGGTCCATGTCCTCAACGAGACTGCGTAGTTCTGCAATCTCTTCTGGATTGGTTGTGTTTTCCATTGATAAATCTTCCTTTCTTTCAAAGTCTGTGTTGCTCTCAACTTCTCGCACAGAGAGGATTGAGGCTTCTGAGTAGGCAGGGAACGGAACAAGGGACACTTCCTTAAGGTCTACTTTTTCGCGTACTACAACGCCTTCTTCAATTGCGTCAGTTACAGGGACGAAGCCCACTGACATTTTGCTGATGACACCATCTCTGAGAAGGGTGTAAGCCTCTTCTCCCCTTGGTGTTTCACTGATTCTTGCTTGGATGACATAGCCCTCATCTGTCTCTGTGCCGCGAGTGACTAGGCCAATTGGCTCTTCATGTCTCCAAAACAGAAGCACTCCATCAACGCCTTCAATGGCTCCTTTGGCGAAACGCTCTTGGATACCGCCTACGTTGATGGTCTGCCCATAAGGAACTGCCACACCTTCAATGGTGCGCTGCTCCTCGTTTGCAAGTCTGATTTCAAATTCTCTTGTTTCCATAATGTGTTGCTCCTATACAGGACTCCCGTCATTGGTTGCTGATGCATCGTCAAAGCCCTCTGACACTCTGACTTCTGCAGGTGTCATTGCCCCCATGTTCACTAAGGCTGTGTAGGCAGCCACTCGTGAGGTGAGGTCTGAGCGCAAGAGGGCATCAAGTTTGAACTTGGCTTCCTGCCCTCGTGGGAGAAGATCAGTTATGGCGTTCTCAATGGCTACGAGGTACTGCGTCAGTGTGGTCTGAATGAACACTCTGGCTAGGGACTCCGTATTGCTGTAGGTCATTGAGGAACCCTCAATGCCTACGCCTAGCCATGTAGGTGGAACACCAAAGAGCCTTGCAATCTGTGCCGTGGAGAACATTTGGTTCTCTAGGTACTGCACATCTGCAGGCGTGAGGGAGATTGCTGAGTAGGCAAGCCCTGCACCAAGCACTGCTAGTCCTCGCGCCGCTTGCGCCTCGTTCCACTTGTCCCTGTATCCATCTGCCTGCTCTTGAGACAGGTACTGATCTGAGGACAGAACACCTGTGGGTACTCCTCCATTGCTGAGTACGGAATCACCAAAATCCCTCACGAGTAGGGCTGTCTGTAGGTCTAGGCGTGCCGCCTGAATGGGTCCAAGACCATTCACGCAGGCAGGCAGGCTGAACAGGCGAAGATGCTTGATGCTGTTGGCATTGACTCGTGCCCCTGCGTAGTCGTAACGAACCTTGCCCACAGGGGATGTGGTGGAGTCCTCAAGAGTCACGGTCATCTGCGTTGGGTCCAGGACTGTGAGGTTCTGAACTGTGCCATTGCTGTTTCTCGTGACCCACCAAAACGCCTGCCCATGCAGGGCAAGGGAAGTGACTGTCTGACTCCAAAACTCAGTTGCAGACAGGTTGATATCTGGTCTGCGTGCAATCAGGCTGTCAAGGACTGCGCCGTTTCGACGTACCACCAAAGGCAGTTGTGCTGAGGTAGTGCTGATGATGGACACACAGCGATAGACAGCAGCGAGACTTAAGGCTGTGTCAGGCGAGACAACAACAGAAGTACGAGAAGGTGGAAGGACTGAAGTCCCTGCTTCTCTAATCTCAAGTGGTTGCTTGTTTCTGTTGAATAATCCCATTGCCTATTGAATGAATCTCCTTGACTCAATTTTACAGGAATTCTCAGAACACTTGCGTGGGAATTTCCTGCTGTACCTCTGCCAAGTAGATGGACAGCACTGTTGCTGTGGCTGCGTCAATCTCTACCGTGACGTTCGGCCTTGTGAGTCGGTAGGCATCACCTGTGTTCTTTGTGGTGACCCTGCCTAACTGCCAAGCCACCATCTGATGATGTGCATGGACAACCCTGCCTTCAAGAACTTTCTGATAGGCAATGGCGGCTGCTTGAAGGTGGTCACGCTTGGACAGTTTCTCTGCCTGTAGTCCTCGCAATTTCAAGGCTTGGTGGAGTTCCCCAAGGCTGAGTCCGTCCATGTAGACCTTGGTGTGTGGCACGTTTCCGCAGACTCTTGTCATCAGGTCTGTGAGGGCTTGCAAGTCAGGGTTGACGAGTGATGCCACTACGTCTGTGTAGATCGACTCCCCAACTTTCCATGCCACGCAGACTGTGGCAGCAGACCATTCAGGTGTCCTGTCGATGACCAAGACTGCGTTGGTCGCTTCATCGTCTGCCGTGAGTCGTGGTAGGTCTGACCATGCGGAATATGGAAGCCAATTGTTCTCTGTGGCAATGAATCTGTTGAGCCTGTATCGCCTAGCCTCTGGCTCAGGCAGCATGGCGACTTCCTGAAGCACCTGGGCTGCCCTCATGCGTCCTTCAGCAAGGGCAGGATTGGCCTTCTTCAACTGCTCTAGGTCGCCCACTGAAGCCTTCTCGTCTGCCTCCCAGACGATGCCGCCAAAGCCTTCTGTGTTCTCTCTTAACTTGGCGTAGAGGTCTAGCAGTAGGCGTGAGTCCTCATCCCCTGCTGTGGTGATGGAGAACACCAAGGAGTCCTGCACCTGCCCTGCCCCAATGACTGTGGCGTTGTAAACGTCTGACTTCATGAGGTGGACTTCATCGGCAATGACCATGCTCATGGTGTGGCCTTGGAGGGCTGCTCCCTTGGAGGGAAGCACCTTGTAGATACCCCCTGTAGTGGTTGCCACTGCCCTTGTCTCAGTGAGCCTTGTGAATCTCCTCTTCAGGCTCTCGTTGTTCAGGATGATGTTGAGGACTCGCCTGTAGACAATGTTTGCCTGCTCCGTGTTGGAGGCAATGCCCACAACGTTTGCGTCCCCTCTGCTCAACATGCCGTAGAGGACGAGGGCTGTAGCCAACAGACTCTTGCCGTTCTGCCTCCCCACGGACACGAGGAATTGCCTGTAGAGGCGTTGGCCTGTGATCTTGTCTCTGGCAAGGGCTAGGCGTATGACGAACTTCTGCCATTCGTCCAAGGCCATAGGGGTTGGCTGAGTGCTGAAGGCGTACTCAGCAAGGGCAATGCACTTGTCACCTTCTGATGTGTCTACGTCTGCTGCAGGGTCTGTCCAGAAGGCAGGAGTCCACCTGTCGTCAGGTGTCAACAGCATTAGGCAAAGTCCCTCTTGAGGATTTCGTCTAGTGGGTCAACCACAGGCAGTGACTCAGGCTTGAGTGAGAGTGCATGTCTATATGCCCTGTTCCACTCTGCCGTTGTCGAAGTCATGAAGTTGTTGTCAATCTCGTCTGCAAGCAGCAGAAGCATTGCTTTCAGTGGTTCGTATTGGTAGTCCTCAAGCCACCATGCGTGTTCTATGAACTTCTCAGTTGTTTCTTTCATGCTCATTGGTCATATCTCTCCTAATCTGTGCTGTTTCAATTATTTTCGTGCTGTTTCTAAGACAAAGAGGAGAAGGCGGGGGGGACTGCCAAGCCTCTTCAAAAAGCCAACCACCTTCTGTTGAAGTAGTTGTTCCTCACTTCAACGTGATCACGCTTGTTCCCGTTGCACTGTCTGCATAAGACCCTGATGTTGCTTGGTTCTAGTGCCAGGTCTGGGAACTTGCTCATGGGCATGATGTGGTCAAGGGTTATGTCTGCCCCGAATACTTCCCTGCTGCAGTCACTGCATACATGGTCAAGCACCTTGAGCATCTTGGCTCTGAAGGTGCGCCACTCTCTGCCTGTGTAGAAGTCCTTGTTGCTGCTCACTGCTCACCTACCGTGGCAATGAAGCCAATGTCATGGGCATCAGGGCATCCATCGTTCAAGGCCTTGTGCCTGAGACACCAATAGACAACTTCAATCATCG